TAGATTATTCTTTTATAAAAATGGAGAAGATATAACAAGAGATAGTATTAAAAACACGGAAGAAACTATACATGGTTTGATTGGAGCAACACCTAGTTTTTTTGAAAATTGTATTATCATGACATTGAATAATACAATTCCGTTTATGGCAAAATCTAAAGTTGATAAACGAAAATTTATTGAAAGTATTTTTAATTTAGATATTTTTAGTAAGATGTTAATTGATGTTAGAGAAAATTACAATGAAATTAAAAGAGATTATGAAATTGAACTTACTAAAATGGAAGAATCTGAAAGAAATTTATCTTCTTTAAGCATTCAAAAGAATAATATTTTGAATTCTAGAAAAAATAAAATTTCTGTATATGAAAAGAGAAAAGTAGATAATACAGTAGAAAAAGAAAAATTATTAAAAGAGATTGAAAAAGAATTAAAAGACAATCTTGATGATATTAAAGAAAATATTAAAAAGCTTAAAAAAGGTAAAGAAAATGTAGAAAAGAATATAGATAAATTAAAACAAAAGAAATACTCTTTAGCTTCTGAAATAACTTTAACTGAAAATAATTTAAAAAAGATTGGTACATCTGAAGAAATTTGTCCTGTATGTCTTCGTTCTATTGAAGACCATGATAAGAAAACTATTGACTCTGAAAAAGAAAAGATTAAAGATTGTATTTTAGAAAATAAGAAAACACTTAAAAGTGTTTCAGACGAAATTGACAAAAATTTAAATGATAAAAAATTATTAGAAACTGCATTAGAAAAATCCACACAAAAATTAAATTCATTTATTTTAAATGAACAAAATCGTTCTAGTATTAAACAAAGAATTGAACAATTGGATAAATGGTTGGTTCAATTAGATGAAGATATACAAGAATTATCTTCTGATAAAACTGAAGTGGATAGTTTTATAGATGAGCAAATTTCTAATTTAGAAAAATTAAAACAAAATGTTAATGAAGTAAGATATAAAATGAATTTATTGGATACTGTAAAATTTATTGTATCTGAAGAAGGGGTTAAATCATATATTGTTAAAAAGATTTTATTGTTGTTTAACGATAGAATTCGTCATTATCTAACAAGATTAGATGCAAATTGTATTTGTAATTTCAATGAATATTTTGAAGAAGAAATAGTTAATGAAAAAAATAAAGTATGTTCTTATAATAATTTTTCAGGAGCTGAAAGAAAGTTTATAGATTTTTCGTGTTTATTTACTTTTATGGATATGAAGAGATTTCAAGGAGACATTACTTATAATATTAGCATATATGATGAACTGTTTGATTCTTGTTTAGATGAAAAAGGATTAGAATCTGTTACTAGTATTATTAAAGAAAGAGTGGAAAAATATGATGAGTGTGTTTTGGTAATTTCACATAGAAAAGAAAGTATTAATGCGGCAACTGGAGATGTAATATTTTTGGAAAAGAAAGATGGAGTAACCAAAAGATTGAATTATAATCCTTTTTCTTGATTTTTAATATTAAAAAAATAAATATCTAGAAATGATTTCTACGTTTAAACCACCAGTTCCTTTTTCTAAGGTTGATCCTGTTAGTAATGTTGCTAAACCTTCTGAAAGACCACCAGAAAAACCAGCAGAAGTTGGATTACCTAGAGTTATCCAATACGGAGCTGATGTAAGTGGGTGTGGTCTTTATCGTTTAGGTTGGGTTAGTCATTTGTTGAATTACCAAAGTAAAATGTTGGTAACAGATACAAATGTAATGGTTTTAGATCCACGTTATTATATTAATGTGAAAACTGTTCGTTTACAACGACAAGCATTAACTGCTCAAAAAGAGTTTGTTAAATTTTTGAAAGAAGTTCAAAAGCAAGTTGGATTTAAGATTATTTATGAAGTAGATGATGTTGTTTTTAGAGAAGATATTCCTGATTATAATAAATTTAAAACGGCTTTCGTTTCTGATGAGATTCGAAATAATGTGGTAGAAATTATTAACATGTGTGATGAAGTAAGTGTTACTTGTGATTTTATGCGTGATTTGTATAAAATGAGAACAGGTAAACAAGAAATTACAGTCATTCCTAATTTTCCTGCTAAATTTTGGATAGGTAATTATTACGATTTTAATCGTATTACACAATTATATGAAAAACATAAGAAAAAACCTCGTATCTTGTATGCTGGGAGTGGTGCTCATTTTGATGTTGAAAATAGAACAGGTCAGAAAGATGATTTCGAGCATGTAATTAAAGCTATTGTTGATTCTAGAAAGAAATACCAATGGGTTTTTATTGGTGCATTTCCAATAGGTTTACAACCATATATTCAAAGTAGAGAAATTGAATTTCATCCTTGGCAAAAACTTTATGATTATCCTCAGAAGATTCATGATTTAGGTGTGCAGATGATGGTTGCGCCTTTACAAGATAATGCCTTTAATAAGGCTAAGAGTGATTTGAAATTTATTGAAGCATGTGCTTATGGTTTACCTGTTGCTTGTCAAGATCTTTGTACATATAAAGATGCTGATATTAAGTTTAAAACAGGAGAAGAAATGATGGATTGTATTGCAAAAGAATTGAAAGCTGGATGGGATTACAAACGAAAAGCTCCTATTCGTAGGAAAATCGCAGAAAATCGATTTTTAGAACTTCCACAAAATTTAGCTTGCTACGAAGAATTATTTACTACTCCATATGGTGATCCGAAACGAGTGAATTTGAAGCGTTACAATCCTTGATTATCCTAAAAAGATCTGCTACCATAATTTTATGGTAGGATATCGTAATGCTGTTTATAATTCTAGAGAACGAGTAGTAGACATTTATACATGGTCTGAAGATGGAAAACGGATAGTAACATCTATTCCGTTTTTTCCGTATTTCTATTATGAAGATAATAGTGGTGAAGAAACTAGTATATTTGATACATCAATCAAACGTAAATCTTTTAATACAAATTACGATAAAGTAATGTATTTAAAAGAAAGAAATCTTAAAAGAATTTTTGATAATTATAATCCTGTACAGCAAGCTCTAATTGATACATATGCAGAGCATAATGATTCAGATGATTTTTCTAAATATCCTTTAAAAGTTTATTTTTTGGATATTGAAGCTGTGGGTAATCAAGGTTTTTCTAAACCGGAAAATCCAGAAGATCCTATTAATGTTATAACGGTTTATGATTCATTAAGCAAAAAATATCATGTTTGGGGATTAAAGCCGTATGAACCAAAACAAAAAGATGTAAAATATTATTATTGTACTAGTGAAGTAAAATTATTACAAAATTTTATTGATTTTATTAAAGATAATTCACCTGATATTTTATCTGGATGGTCTAGTGATAGATATGATATTCCATATATTATAAATCGAATCGTAAAAATTCTTGGATCAGAAGAAGCAGATGCATTATCTCCTTACAAAAGAAGATATGTAAAAATGTTCATGGGTAAATTTGGAAAACAAGAAGTTGTCCATAGAATAGATGGTATTTCTTGTATTGATTATATGGATATTTATAAAAAGTTTTGTCCTCTCAATAGAGAGAGTTATAAATTGGATTACATTGGTCAAGTTGAATTAGATGAAGCAAAAGTTGATTATGGTAATCAAAGTTTATATGAATTTATGATTAATGAATGGGAAACATTCGTAGATTATAACATACAAGACGTAAGATTATTGGCGAAATTAGAAGAAAAGCTTCGTTATATAGAATTATTAAGAATGCTTTCTTATAGTGGTTGTACTACTTTTGAATCTGCTTTAGGCACTGTTAGTGTAGTTACAGGAGCGGCAGGAATAGGTGCAAGAAAAATAGGAAAAAGATTATGTACTTTTGTTGTAGATGATGAAAATGTAAGAGATTTCGAAGGAGGTTATGTAGCTCAACCTTTGGCTGGGCATCATAAATCTATTGTTAGTTTTGACGCGAATTCATTGTATCCAAATACAATGATTACATTAAACACTTCACCTGAAACTAAAATTGGAAAAGTGATTTCTTATGATAAAGATTTGATTTCTATAAGAAATGTCGATGGTATTATTGTTGACTTTACAATTGATGATTTTAAAAAATATATCAAAAAAGAAAAGATATCGATATCAAAAGCTAAAGTTTTATTTTCGCAAAAGAAAAAAGGTATTTTAGCAGATTTGGTTGATAATTTTTATAAAAAGCGAGTAGAAATAAGAAAAGAAATTAAAGATTTAAAAATAAAAGTTAAAGAATTGAAAGGTGTAGAAAAAAAAGAAACGAAAGAACTTATTAATCGTTTAGACACAAAACAAATGGCACAAAAAACGCTGATTAATTCTGCATATGGTGCTACAGCTAATAAATACTGTCCTATTGGGGATGTGGATATAGCAGAATCTATAACCTTAACAGGACAATCACTTATTAAGCAATCAAGACAAATTTTTATAAATTTTGTAAAAGAAAAATTCGGTAATAAATTTACTGATGATCAAATAGAAACTAAAATTATAGCTAATGATACAGATTCCGAATATTTATCTTTTGATGGATTAGTAGATAAATTTAGTGAAAACGGAATAATAACATCACAAGCATATAAATTAGCTGATGAATTTCAGTTATATTTAAATAATAATATTAATAATTGGGCAAAAACTAATTTGAATACCATAGACAGTCGTTTTGAATTTAAACGAGAAACGATGTGTGATGCTGGAATCTTTTTGGAAAAGAAAAGATATGTGCTTCATGTTTTAGATAAAGAGGGAATTCCTTGTGATGATTGGAAATATACAGGAATTGAAGTAGTAAGTACAAAAATGCCTAAATCTATCAAGCCGTATGTCAAAAAAATCATCGAAAATATTGTTTTAACAAAATCAGAATCTTTGACAAATAAAGTATTTTTAGATGCATATCATGATTTTTTTAATAAGACAGTTGAAGATATTTCTGTAGTAGTTGGAATTAAAAATTTAGAAAAATATGAACAAACATGTAATGGGTTTTCTACTTCAAAGGGAATGCCTTGCCATGTTAAAGCTGCTTATTATTATAATTTATTATTGGATGAATTAGGTTTAGATAAAAAGTATGAAAAAATTATTAGTGGAGATAAAATAAAATATTTTTATGTAGAAACACCTAATGTTTATGGGATTGATGCTATAGCATATAAAACTCGTTATCCAAATGAATTTAATGAATTTTTAAAACCTGATATGGAAGAAATGTTTGAAAAGGATATGTATAAATGTGTAGAACGATTTTATAAAGTAATGAAGTGGATTCCCAGAAAACCAACCGAACAATTAATGTGTACATTGGATGATCTTTTTAGTTGAAATTCCAAAAATATTTGTTAATATAATACACGATATATGAAAACTATCACATTTATTGATTCAATTGGTCGTACTATCTTGGGTGAAGAACTATCTGTAGGAGATGGTTCTTTGAAAGTAAAGAACCCAGTAATGATTAATGTTGTCCAAACCCAAAATGGACAACTACAAGTTCAACTAATTCCTTTGTTTTTTTCTGAGTTCATTCATGAATCATCAAAGGCTGAAGGATCTACTTGGACTTATAATCTTAACAATATTGTTTTGGGTGAAGTTAATGTTGATTCTAGGCTTCTAGAACAATATGCTAGAGTTGCTCAATCATTCTTGGTTCCTCCTCAAGTTGAGCCATCGGGAGATTCTGTGATTAAGCTTTTTGATGAATAATTTGGTTTGACGTAATTAAAAGATAAGTCCCGCTCTAATTTCCATTAGAGCGGGATTTTTTATTGCTTTTAAGCTAATATATGTTAATATTTTATTTCTATGGATAAAGAAATTCTTAAAGCTCTAGAAGTCTTAGAAGAAGGAAATCCTTTTGCATCTTTTTTAAAGGATTCTTCACTTTCAAAAGTCGATAAATGGTTTAGTACTGGAAGTTATGTTTTAGATGCTATTATTAGCGGAAAGATGAGAAATGGAGGAGTACCAAGTGGTAGAATGACAATGCTTTATGGTGAAAGTATGACTCTAAAATCTTCTATTGTTCAAAAGATTTTAGCTAATGCGCAAAAACAAGGTTTAGTACCTGTTATTTTTGATACTGAAAATGCAATTGATCCTGAAGGTGCAGAACGATTGGGTTTAGATATTTCTAAAGTTAAATATGTTCCTATCTTTAATATTGAACAATGTAGAAATACTATTCATAAATTCTTGACAGGAATTAAAGAAAAAGGATTAGAGGGTAAGTTTATTATAGCAATTGATTCTTTGGGAAATTTAGAAAGTGCATTGGAAACTTCACGTATTGAAAAGGATTCTGTTAGTGTAGATATGGGAACCCGTGCAAGGGCTATTAAATCTCTTTTACGTACATGTACACAATTATCAGCAATTACAAAAACTGCTATTATTGTTACAAACCATTTATATGATAATCCGGGGGATTTACATCCAACTCTTGTAAAGAATATGCCCGGAGGAAAAGCTTGTGTATATCTTCCAAGTGTATCAGTTCAATTAATGCGTAAACCAGTAAAAGAAGATGCAGTTAAATCAGAAACTTCTGGATTAGCTGTTGGACAACGTAATTATGTTGGTATTATTATACGAGCACTAACAACAAAGAATAGATTTGTTAAACAATATTTAGAAGGTGAATTATATGTATCATTTGCTAATGGAACAGATAAATATCATGGATTGTTAGATCTTGCTGTAGGTCTAGGGATTATTCAACAAACTGGTTCTACGTATTCTTTCGAAGGAGAGAAGATTGGATATGCAAAATCTTTTATTAATGATTCGGTATTTTGGGAAAATAAGATCATTCCGTTAATTGATGAAAAGATTAAAACAGAATGGTCATATTCCAAATCACAAGATTTAGAAATTAAAAAGATGGAATCAGAAATTGAAAAAGAAGAAGAATAATTATAATTATGAATACAATAAATAATATAACAAATATGCTATTCACAGAATTCTCTAAAATGGGAAAACCTGTTATAGTGCATGCTGAAAATAATATTCTTTATATTAAATCTGGTAATTCGGATACAAGAATATTAAATTGGGAACAAGTATCTTTAGAATCTATCTTGGATACAGCTAGAAGTTTAGTATTAAAAGAAAATTATAAAGGTAAACAAATGTTATTTGGGTAGTTAGTAGAATCTATATCTTTCTTCTATTCTAGTTTTATGTTGTTTAGATTTAATATAATTTTCTTGTAACAACTTATTAACTTGTTTAGGTGAGAGTTTTACTGATTCTTTTTGTGGTTCTAGATCTTTTTTCTTAATTTCTTCACCACCAAAAGTGTCAACATGTTGTTCTTGTTCACAACCGCAAGTATCAACTTCTTCAGCATCTTCAGATGGGAGATCGAGATTAGCTTCTTGGTCTCCCATTTCTTCTGTTTCGGGATCTGATTCTTCATCCATATTTAGATCGCCTTCTTCTTCTGACATTTCAGAAGGTAATCCAGAATCTACATCAGATAAATTATCTTCTGTTTCTTGACGAGCATCAGCAATACTATCTTTTAATTCTGGTTCAAATTTTCCATTAGTTACTTCTTCGTCATTGGCAATACGAATGATGTCTTCATCAGTAATTTCATTAATATCAACTTCATCGCCTTTTTCTCTACGGAGAATTTCAGCAATTTTACTTACCACATATGTAGGTGAATTGCCTAAAGATGTTCTACGGAAGAGATTAGTAATACGTTGCTTAAGTTCATCTGAATGAAGTCTGCCTTCATTAATTAATACTCTATTTGCCCAACCCGGACGATTTAAGATGCTCATAATTATTATTTATTGAAATTTTACATTTTTTAGATAAAATTAAGTAATGAAACCAAAAGTAATTATTGTTTCTTGTACAAGAAAATATGAAATCGAAAAGACTTCTTTGCCTTTATATAGATCTTATATTGATGGTTTAAATACACCTAATTATCTTTTAGATATTGTTTGGGAAAATTCAGAAGGAATGCCTACTGTTTATAATAAAAAAATAAAACAATATCAAAATTCAGAAGCGGAATTTTTAGTTTGTGTACACGATGATGTGTATATAGATGATCTTAAATTATATGAAAAATTAAAAGCAGCTAATACTAAATTGGGATATGATATTATTGGATTAGCTGGAGGATTAAACCCAAAATTAACTAATCCAGCTTTGTGGCATATTATGACAGAAAGATCTCAACAAAGAGGAGAAGTAGCACATCCTGCAGGAAATCCTAATCAAACTATGACAACACCATTTGGTCCAACACCATCTAGAGTTGCTATTATGGATGGTTTATTTATGGCACTAAATTTAGAAACAATTAAAAAAACAGATTGGAAATTTAATGAAAATTATAATTTTCATCATTATGATATTTCTAGTTGTATAGATGCTAATCGCAAAGGATTAAAATTAGGTGTATATCCAATTCACGTTATTCATAGTTCACCGGGATTATTAAGTATACATGATAAAATGTGGCTTGATAGCAATCAAAAATTTTTAGAAGAATACAAAAATTGATTTTTTTGTTATATGAAATAAATCTTCTTCATGGTAAATTTTTATTCTGAAAAAGAAGAAAACAATCATGTATTCATGACATTTTGTAGTTTGATGTGTATTATACATGGAAAAAAATTAAATTTACCTAATATATTTTTATTGGTATTAAAAAGTCACGAATATAAAAAATTATTAAAATATTTTTTAACAATAGATAATGATTATGATTTATTTAGATTTTTTATAGATTATGATTCTTCTATTTCAAAAAGCAAATATATATCTAAATATTTAAACTCTAAACAAGGAATAAAAATTAAAAAGAATGTATACGGATTTTCAAAAGCTACTTTACAACGTACACCTAAGCGTATCAAGAAACGCAAAAAACCAACCTTACAGAGCAAGAAAAGATTTTTCAAAAATAGACAGTAAAACAGATTTTTGTTTAAAAAAATTATCAGTTTTTTTTGAATCACACAAAGAAATAAATCCGAAAGATTTCTTTAAAGCTCCTTACGAAATATATTCTAAGGATGAACATTTTGATTTGAAGTTTTTTACTTCACAACGTGCTATTAATGTGTACAAAATTTTTATGGAATCGAAAAAGAGAGTTGAAGTATCTCAACTTTCTGCTAAGATTTCAAAAGATTTGGGATCTACTATTGTGGAAACTAAAATTAACTAACTAACAACAAAAAAAATAACTAGACACAACAACTAACTTAACTTAATATATCAACCTATGTTTACATCATCTATGTTTCAATCAATTAAAGAAGCACTTACCAAAAGCGAAAGCTCTGGTGGAGGTGGAAATACCCTTTATAAGGAAATTCTTAAATTTAAGGCGGGAAATACATATGTATTGCGTCTTCTTCCTAATATTAAAGAACCTGAAAATACATTCTACCATTATTTTACACATGGTTGGAATAGTTTTGCAACAGGACAATACGTATCAGCACTAAGTCTACAAACAATTGGAAAGGCTGATCCAATTGGCAAAGAACGGTATCGTTTAATGAAATTTGGTTCAAATGAAGAAAAGGAAAAGATCAAGGCAGTTAAATGGCAAGAGCAATGGTATGTAAATGTATATGTTGTTGATGATCCTGTTAATCCAGAAAATAATGGAACTGTTAAGATTTTCCGCTATGGAAAGAAGCTGAACAAGCTTATTGAATCTGCTATTAGTGGAGATGATTCTGATGAATTTGGCGCAAAGGTATTTGATTTATCTTCTGGTGGTGTAAATCTAAAATTGAAAGTAGAAAAGCAAGGAGAATATATTGCTTATGATAGCAGTCGTTTTACATCTCCTGTAGATTTGGGTTTGTCTGAAGACAAACAACAAGAAATTTATGGTAGTCTTCATGATTTAAAAGCTGTAAATCCTCTTAAGACTGAAGAAGAACTATTGGAAATGTGGAGGACACATTTCTTATGTGAAGCGGGAGAATCTTCAGTGGATTCTAAAAGACAAACTCTTAAAGAAGAAGCATCTACTTCAGATGAAGTGACTGACGAAATGGTTGCTGATTTATTGAAAGGATTGGAAACTCCATAGTTAAATAAAAAAGTTAAAAACAAACAAAACCCTTCAAGTATTGAAAACTTGAAGGGTTTTTGTATATATTATCATGACAGATCCTCTTTTAGATTACGAACAACAAAACATAGATCCTATTGAACTTCAAAATACATTAATTGGTTTTTTAGGACAAACTTATTCTGAAGTATCTAAATTTGATAGTAATTTAGTATCCCCTAATCCATATTTAGCTCCGAAAAAGCAAGAATTTGAAAAGATTGCAGAAAGAGTTATCCAAGAAGTTAGTTTACCTAAAAAGCAATCAGTTGTTCATCCTGTAAATAATAATATACAAAGAACACAACAACCGACTGCATTTATTGATACGGGAGTTATTTTACCTCCTGCTCCAAATGATCCTAATCAAATGGAATTTAATTTTAATAATAGTGTTACTGCAAAAACTATTAATTCAAAATTGGAAGATTTGGAAAAAAGAATCAAAAAGCTAGACAGTAATATAGAAAAGATGCTACTATTACTGGAAAGTCATGATTCTAAGAATTCTTAACAGACAAAATTTTGTACAGAAATTTTTAATTCCGTTATCGCGTGTTAATGATTTGTGTACACTAACACTAGAGCCTAATATTTGTTCTAATTTAAATAGAACACCAGATAATAATTTCAGTTTATATTCATTTACTGATGATATAGAATTTGATGGTGATAAACATAATATTAGTTTTGCTGATATTAAAAAATTTATAAAAGTTTTGGAATGTATTCCCGACGAACAAATTAATTTACATATTAATTCAAATAATATTGAATATAAATCAAATGGAACGAAATTCAAATTTCATTTGATTAATGATAACATAGTAAAATCACCAAATTTTAATTTGGAGAAAATGAATGCTTTGGAGTTTGATATTAGTTTTAAATTAACTTCGATCATGCATAATCTTTTAATTAAAAGTAGTACATTTATTACAGATAGTAATAAAATTTATTTAAATACGGATAACGAAGGTGTTATGGCAGAGTTAACTGATAAAACAAAAGTAAATATAGATAGTTATAGTAAAATTATTTCTGAATCATTTATAGGAAATAAAATGGAAAAGCCTTTGGCGTTTAATTTTGACTTATTTCGGAATATAAGTTTTTTGAAAACCAATGAAATTGAAGTAAAATTAAATACAACAAGAGGATTTATTGCTTTTATTGTTAAAGATGATAAGTATAATTTGAAATATATTTCGACTGCACATGTATCTTGATTATGACTTTAAATAAGAGACAACAAAATAAAATAAAAACTCCCGGTTACTTTATTAAACGTCTTCGTGATTGTAAATTTGGAGTTTTACGTGTATTTCAACAATATGGTTTACATGATAGTCGTAGATGGACTGTATTAGTAGATCCCAGTGGAGCTTCAGTATTTGTAACTTGTTACAATAATAAAGATTTTAACAATGAAATAATGTTTGAATTTAATGATGGAGGTAATTTTTTCCCCAAGAATTTTTCTATTTCTACAGAATCTATTGAGGTAATTGTACAATTATTAATCGATAAAGGAATTAGACCTATAAATGAAGAAAATAAATTTTTTAAACCAAAACAAGATAATGGAAGATGAATCTAAAAATAATAAAACTCCGAAAAAGGGGAAATCATCTTCAGATAAGAAAAAGTTATCTCCTAAAATAACTAATGATCATATTGAACGTCTATTGAAAGAAGCATTATTGAAAAAGATAGAAGAGAGAGAAAATCAATCTGATCAAGAAATGGAGGCAATGATTTCTACGGTTCAAGAATTTTTACGTTGTTTTATTATTATAGGATACAACTTAGATCAAGAACCTGTTATGGTTACTAGTGCAAATTCACAAATGGATGCAGATGCATTATATACAGCATTAGCTAAAGTGTTTTTTAGTACAAATAATAATGGAGGATTATAAATGTTTTTTAATAAAAAACATCCTATCAAAGGATTTTCTTATGCTATTACAACAGGGACTTATGTGGGGGAAATATTGATTTTTGTAGAAGAGAAAAACGAACACTTTGATTTCATTTCTATTCCTAAAAATGTTAACAGGAATATACCTAAAGATAAATTTTTTTATGGAATGGAAGAAAAAATTGTAGATGTAGTAGAAAAGATACCAAGAAAAGTATTTAAACTTTTAGAAAAACAATTTGAATATAACAAAAGATATAATAAATAAAGATATGGATATTGTTCGTCCCGTTAAAATTGTATCTCCTATCAGTGGTCAACCTGTTTCTCCCCGTATTGTTGAAAGACAATATGGAGATAAAATATATGTAGAAGCTGTATGGGATGATCCTGCATCAGGTGCTTTTATACGTAAAGGTGTAGTACGTATTTTAGATGCAGTTACAAAAGAAGACATTACAAATAAGTGTGTTTAACACTTGATAGATTCTATATTTTTGGGTAGATTATTTACATGTTGCTTCTTCCAGAAGATTATATTGTAGAAAAGTTTTATCGTTTTGTAGGTGCTCCTGAGAGAAATCGTTATAATAATACATATCAAGGATCTTGTCCTATTTGTAGAGAAGGATCATCTTGGTTGAGAAAACGTCGATTTTATTTTATACCAAATAAAAATTTGGTATATTGTCATAATTGTGGTTATAAAACGACTCCTCTAAAATGGATAAAGGATATTACTGGATTAACTTTTGAGGAAATAAAAAATGAATTGCAAAATTCATTTGTAGACATTTCTCTTAACGAGGAAGAGAAATGTAAAAATATTATTTCTGATACATTACCAAAGGATTCGATTAATTTATACGATAAAACGCAAACGGATTTTTATAAGAATAATTCTGTTTTAAAGAAGGCAATTGAACTAGTTAAAAATAGAAGATTGGATGTTGCTATTAATAAGCCTAAATCAATTTATTTGTCCTTAACAGATAAAGTTCATAAAAATAGATTAATTTTACCTTTCTATGATGAAAATGGTAAAATTATATATTATCAAACAAGAACTATTCTTGAGAATGATAATTTGTATAGACCAAAATATATTTCTAAAATTGGTGCGGATAAAACTTTATTTAACATAGATAAAATAGATTCCAATTTTGAATATATCTTTGTTTTTGAAGGACCGATAAATTCTTGTTTTGTTAAAAATGGTGTTGCTATTGGTGGTATTCAAGAAAATTCTTATCAACTATATACAAAAAAGCAACAAGAACAAATTGATAAATTTCCTTTCCATAAAAAAATATGGATATTAGATTCTCAATGGAAAGACAAAGCAGCTTTTAACAAAACAAAAAAGTTATTAGAATTAAAAGAGGCAGTATTTTTATGGAATAGCGACAAAGGAAATCGTTATAAAGATTTCAACGAAATGGCTATTGTAGAAAATTTGAATGAAATAACTTCTGATTTTATTTTAAAATATACTCGTTAATTATTGGAAACGATATTTTGCATCAGCAGCACTTGCGGAATATCCTTTTAACATTTCTGTTAATGCTGAAATTTCCATAGAAACACGGGCAATTTTTTTGGTTTCTGCAACACGGATTTTATCAAAAAGTGTGTCTGGAACGGAATTTTTTAATTTTGTTTGGATTGAATTTGGTCCTGTTCCATTAAGATAATCCGAAAATTCTTCTAATTTAGAAATCCATTCTGATAATGTACCAACCATTTGAGCTTGGATTTTACTAGTTGCTGCTAAATGATCAGCAGCAGCATCTACATCAGAATCAAAAGCAGCAGGATCGGTTCCTTTATCTAAAGTTTGTTCCATTGCATCTCTATCAGAAATATCTTCAGGAGCAGGTTGTTCACGAAGTACATGTACAAATGCTTTTTGAAATAAATTGCTCATGTGATTATTTAGTCAAAATTACTAAATAATTATAGTGAAAAATAAAATTTTAAGAGAAAATGAAGTGACATTAAATTCTAAAAGAGAAGTTATGGGAATGTCAAAAGATGAACCTTTTGTTCAGATACCCTATAATTTAGGCAGTCAATTGAAATTTGATCCAAATGTACAATATCCTTTTGAAATTAATAATAATATTAAAAAAAGATTTACAGATATATTTGAATATATCTTACAATTAAGACAGCAATTTGATGCTGCATTAGAAAATCCATCTATTAAAACTAAGAAATCAAAACAAATAGGAATTAAAAATGCTATTAATGAATTGGATAACATTAATAAGAAATTAATAGAAATTCCTGATAGATTATCACAAATATTTTCTGTTGACAAATAAAAGAAAATATTTTAATATGTAAGAATGCTAAAAGGTATTTTAAAATCTATTGGTATTTTATTTTTAATAAGTTTTTCGGTTTCTTTTATCTTTTATAAGGATTATATTAGCTTTTTAAAATTATTTTTATTAACTTTAATTTTACAAATTATTTGTTATAACATTTACAAAAAGATAGTTGAGATATCTTTGGAAAAAATCAAAAACGAAAGAATTAAAGAATATTCTAAACAAGGAATGGATATTAAATGTCCTTGTTACTTGGAAAAGGTAATGTTTGTTCCGATAGAATTGAATAAAGAAAATTCTTTTAAATGTTTAGAATGCAATAAAGATGTTTCTGTTGAAGTTTCTGCTAGATGTTTCATGAAAACAGATGTTATAGACCTCGACAATGCAGAAGCAGCAATAGCTGAAGCATACAAGAAAATTAAAATTTAATTTTATATGGAATTTAAATCAGAAGAATTAAAAAACGTATCAGAATCTCCTTCTAGTATAACACATGTTTCGTCTCCTTTTATTGATATGAAATCTATAAAAGAAGATATGAGAATATTTCTTTTGACTAAAAATAAAGATTTATTACCTGTATATGATCGAGCTATGTTAAGCAGATCTGTTGCTGATAATGGAAATTCTAATTTAAAAGATATTATTCAGATTTTGAAAGATTTTTACTCTACAAAATATAAGGATGATAATGTAAAAAATTTGACATGTAGAAAAATATTTGATACTATTAATTTAGGCTTAGATTGTTTAATGATTAATGGGATAGAAACTTCTTCAGATGAAATTAATACATTAATTCTAGGTTTTTTAACTAAAAATTTTTTATGATAGATAATGTTTCAATTACAACAAAAACAAATAAAAAACATGTAATGACTGTTGATAGCTATTCAAGATGGCTATGTCTAATGGAAGCATTAGAACATATCAATGGAAAAGCTAAAGAATCTAAAATTAATCTAGAAAGAACAGATTCATGGATTAAACCATTAGCCATTCAAAAGTATATAAAACAAAGATTTCCAAGTATGAATCACGATTTTAAAGTGGAAGAATATTTGGATTAAATATAAATATTTCTTTAAATAATTTCTTCTATTCTTTAAAGAAGAAGGAAATCCATATTTTCTGTCATTACGAAATCGTCAAATTCTTGTGCTAGTACATTTTCTTCGATAAAATCTTTCGATATAGAACCAAACCACATATTATTTGCATAAAATAAATTAAAAATATGTGTTTTATATATTAAATTATTTGGAACTTTGTTATTTTCCCATAAAACTGGAATACCATTTATATTCCAAACTATACTATTAAAGTAATTAATTGAATTATTTTCTAAAGAATTAATTAATAAGTTAATATCATAAAATTTAGTATTATCAATATCTATATTAAAGCCTGAACAATTAGAAGATAAATTAATTGTGTAAAAATTTGTATTTTCTAAATTTATATAATTTTCATTTAAATTTATTATTGTATTTTTCTCTATAATCCCATTATTATTAAGAGTGATATCTTCAATAGATCCGCCTGTTATGTATAAATATTTGTTATCAAAATTACTATCTACATAGTTTTTATTTACTATATTATTTGCATTTACAGGAGTTAAGGTATTTAAATAACCAGTTAAAGTTCCTCCTTCTGTTTTTAAATAATCATTAGAGGCAAAATTTTTAATAGAATCTAAAAAATCATCAGCATATTTTTTAGTACTAATATGATTTGATAATGAAGGCGTATTCGATATAATTAATTCACCATTTATATAACTTCCATTTAATTTAGCAAATTCAGAAAAATTATCAAATATATCTAATACATATTTTGAATCTGCAATATAATTATTTGAAGTTTTATTTAAACTAGGTACTATTAAATTTCCATTTAATTTTCCTCCACTTAAATATAAGTAATTACCAAAAATGGTATCATCTGCATATTTTTTTGAAGAAATATGTAAATCTGATATTGGAGATAAAACTGATAAATTTCCAATCATTGTAGATCCACTTAATACAACAAAGTCATTTAAAGATATATTATTTAAAATATTATCTATATAAGATTTTGTAATTACATTATTTGGAGATGTTGGAGTTGCGGAAATAATTAAATTTTCTTTTATAGTTCCACCATTTAAAGATAGATATGAAATAAGATTGGTATCTACATATTTTTTATTAGTAGCATGATTTTCATTTATTGGATCTGGTAAATTAATATTGTTTTCTGTTGAAACATTTCCAGATAAAGGAACAAATCTACCAAAAGGTGTATTATCATCTACATATTTTTTTGTAACAGCATGGGGATTTGATAATGGAATATTTACGAAAGTGTTACCAATCATTGATCCTCCACTTAAAGGTAAAAATTTTTCTAAAGGAAAATTAATATCAGTATAATATTTTGTAACTGCTTCTAAATTATTATCAAATATATTTATATTTGTACTTAAATGTCCTAATAATGTATCTCCTGTTTTTTTTACTAATAAATTAACATTTATTTTTGGAACACTATCTACTTTGTCATCTACATGTTTTTTATTAACTAATATATAATCTTCGGGATTAAATACAGGAATAGGTTCAATTCCTGTATATGTTAATTTTCTTATTGAATTATTTTGTGAATCACATACAAATATTTCATTTAATGAATTTATTGTTATTCCATAAGGATAATTAAATTTAACATTTACTCCTAAACCATCAGAAAAATTTATAGTGTCACTTACTCCTGCTATTAAAGAAGATTTTCCTTCTGTGTTTATTTTATGTATTGTCTGATTGAATGTATTAGAAACAAATAAATTATTATTTGTATCGCAAATTATTTCTTGACTTTCTATTTCAGCATATTTTGTAACATCTTTAGATGGAGTAATTTTTTTTACAAATTGATTACCAGTATCACAAACATATAAATTATTAGAAGAATCTATTGTTATACCATAAGGATAATGAAATTTTGAATTTGTTCCATTCCCATTTGTAGAACCAATGTTACCTAATGATCCGGCAAAAATTGTTATTTCTCCAGATGGTGTTATTTTACGAATTACATGATTAAATGTATCAGAAACATATAAATTATTAAAGGAATCTATTGTTATCCCATAAGGATAATTAAATACAGATCCAGTAAAATTTGTTACTTCCCCAGATGGTGTTATTTTACGAATAATATGATTAAATGTATCGCAAACATATAAATTTTTAGAAGAATCTATTGTTATACCATGTGGATAACAAAATCTAGCTTCACTACCATTTCCATTTGTTAAACCAAAAAAAGTAGCTGATCCTGCAATAGTAGATACTTCTCCTGATGATAATATTTTTCGAATTGTATGATTATAAGTATCTGTAATATATAAAGTATCAAATTCATCTATGGTTATTCCTCTAGGGAAATAAAATTTAGCATTTATTCTAGAACCATCTGCAGAACCAGAATCTCCATTTAAATTGGCAAAAGTAAAGGTTTCGTAAGAACTTAATGCTTGTTTAACATTATCGGAAATGTTTATAGAAGATAAATTAACAATTTTATTATATAATAAATTAACATTATTTTTAAAAAAAGAATAATTATTAGCTGTTAAAGAATTGTTTAATAAAATTGGTCCTGTCATTCTATTATAATCAGAATAAATCAAACCATTTTTATCTAATTTATTTCTTATTTTATTTGCTAATATTTCTGTGCTTGTATTTATATCATACAATATACTAGAATTAAAAATATTAATTATATCATAATTTATTTTTGTTTTTAGTGTATCGAAAGAAATTTTATTTGTATAAAATGAACCGTTATTTTGTATTTTATCAAATAAAAAATAATCATCATTTTCAATCGATGAAGATTCGTTTAAATTTTTAATAAAGATTTCCATATTATTAGAAATTTTGACCTATTATAGAACCATACCAATTATTGTTTGTGTAAATAAATTTAAATATATCTATTTTATTTGTTTGTTGAGTTATAATTGGAATGTCACTATTATACCATATTATATCTTTATTTCCTATTTTCCAATTTTTTATATTATAAAAGGTAGATGTTCCTTTTTGTTGTATAAAAATAATTATTTGTCTTGTATAATTATTTGGGGGTAGACCATAATTAAAATGGGAAACATTATTATTTAATGTTAAAAATATAACATTACCTGTCATATTAATAATAGTATCATCTATTGTATTATTATAACTTAAAATCGGATAATTTATTTCTTTTAAAGATAATAATCCTGTCATTATACCACCACTTAAAGGAACATAAGAATTACTAGGAGATTTAGAATCAACATATTCTTTTGTTACTGCATGATTTGATAAAGTTGGAGTTAAAACATTTAAATAACCTATCATTGTTCCTCCGGCAAGAGGAACATAAGATCCAAACGAACCTTTATTATCAACATATGATTTTGTTACTGCATGATTATCTAAAGTGGGAGGTAATACACTTAAATAACCAGTCATAGAACCACCACTTAATGGTAAAAACGAACCCACAGGAATTTTATCATCTACATATTTTTTAGTAGCAGGATGATTTAATTGTGTTGGTTCTAAGACAGAAAGATATCCTGTCATTGTATCTCCAGATAAAGATACGAATTTTCCACCGGGAGATAAATTATCTACATATTTTTTAGTTACTGCATGAAAATCATTAGTTGGATCATTTACACTTAAATAACCATTCATTTTTCCACCGCTTAAAGGTAGATATGTATTAGAAAATGGAAAGTTATCTATATATGATTTAGATGCTGCATGTGATGGTTCTGTAGGTGTATTAACATTTAAATTTCCTAACATTGTACCTCCATTTAAAGGAAGATATAATGATAGTTTATTATCTACATATTTTTTATTTGTAATATGTTGTAAATTTGTAGGATCATTTACAGAAATGTTATTAGTTAATGTACCACCAGATAATGGTAAAAATCTTCCGAAAGGAGATAAATCGTCTGCATATTTTTTAGTTACTGCATGAAAATCATTAGTTGGAGTTAAAACAGATAAATTTCCAACCATTGATCCTCCACTTAAAGGAAGATATTTATTTATTGGAGATAAATCATCTACATATTTTTTATGAATAATATGATTAGATAATAAAGGTGTTTGTGTTAAAATTAAATTTCCGAAAATTAAATCTCCAGATTTCATTATGTAATTAGACAAATCTGGTATTACTATAGAATCAAATTTTTCATTTACATATTTTCTATTAGATGCATCATAATCTGATTCTGGATTATTTAAATTTATAATTTTATTATATGTTAAATCTATATTTTGTCTAAAAAAAGATAATCCATTTGCAGACAATTGCGAATCTATTACTAATGGGCCGATTATTTTTTCATTTTTTGAATAATTAGTACCATTTTTATCTAATTTATTTTCTATTTCTATTGTCGAATTATTTAAAGTAGATTGTATTTGATTAATTTTATCATTTAAAATGGGTATAAGATCAGAACTAATTTTATTTGTTAGAGTTTTATAAGAAACTTTTTTAGTATAAAAATTAGAAATTCCCGATGAATTGTCTAAAACATCAAATACAGTAAAATCATTATTTGTTATTGTAAATGATTCTTTTAGTTTATTAATAAACGAATCTTCCATATTTATTATTTAACTTTTAAGATATATTAAAGAGCCGATAGATTCAGGAACCGGGTTTCCTATATTTATATTATTATTAGATGGAGATTCCAATATATAATTTGTATTTTGAATGGGATAAAATGGTTTTCCCCTGTAATCTATTTCTGTGTTAATAATTTTACCTTGAACGTGTATATCTTTTAATTTTATTAAACATTTATTTCCGTTTGCAGTTAAAGGGGTTGAATAAGAAAACCCTATTTTACATAATTTATCATTATAAAATAATAATCCAGTATTAATACTAATTAAATCTTCATATCTATTTATATTTTTATTTTTAAATGATATATTTAAAATTTGTGCATCGTTAGTTAAATTAAAACGTATAGTATTAAAATCTTCATAAGTTTTTATAAAAGGAGATAAAGAACTATTTAAAGAAAAAGAAGTTAATAATGCAAAATTTGAATTAGAATAAATATATATTTTATTATCGCTTTTAAAAATTATACTTAAAGCATGTCCTTCTATTCCTCCGTTTTGTTCTAAATTATTTATGTCTTCTGGTAAGACTCCTATAGATTCATATTTTTCTCCTCCTTGAAGGATATTACTATCAAACAAAAAAGTTGCAAATCCTCCTGAAGCATTTAATCCAGTGACACTATATTGAAAAGACCAAGTAATATCAAAAACTGCATTAAAATAATTATCTAAATAAAAATTAGCTGTGGAGTCTGCCATCATAAATATTTAATAGACACTAAATAATTTCATGGCAGGTAATGCAAGATTCCATAATAAATTACACAGAAAAGATCATCATACTTCTCCTACAGTAGGTTATCCTGATAGTGCATCAGATCCAATTGCATCTCCATCAGAACCTTTTCAAGGGGATTTTGTTGTAAATGGTTTATTAAGTACAAATACTGGTATTAATTTCTTATCTGCAGATGTTGTTGGTGATATTATATGTGAAAATTTAACTATAAGAAATATCACAAATTGTGATTTTATTTCAGGAGTTGGAACAGAAACTATTATTAGTGATGGAGCGTTGACTGGTCATGGTGCATTTTCTATGACAATGGATTTTAGACAACGAGTTGTTGCTAAAACTCCAATATTTATTGCAACAAATAATTTATCTGCAAATAATATTTTATATGCGTCAACTGCTAATTTTTCTGGTTTAAATGTAACATCAAATACTAATATTGGTGGTAATTTATTGGTTCAAGGTAATTTATCAGCTTTAGGTGATATCTCTTATATTGAAACTAATATAGTTAATACTAGTTCTTTGTCCGTTTCAAATGTTGGTTCAACTGTTGGATTATTAGTAGACAATTTAAATATTTCTTATCCAATAGCATCATTTAGAAATGGAGGATCTATTGTTTCTGAAATTAAAAATACAGGATTAACAACAATTGGAACTATTTCCGCATCAAATAATGTTATAGGAACAAATATTACAACATTACAATCAACTTCGGGAATATGGGATACTGCTTATAATAGTTTAACATCCACTAGTGGTAATTGGAATGCTTCTTATAATAGTTTAACTTCTACTAGTGGTAATTGGAATTCTGCTTATAATAGTTTAACTTCTACTAGTGCATTTTGGAATACTGTATATAATATAAATGCAGCTAATTCTGCTAATTGGAATAGTGTTTATAATACCACATTAAATACCTCTTCAACATGGGTCAATTCTTATAACAGCTTAACTTCTACTAGTGGTAATTGGAATTCTGCATATTCAGCATTAACAAGTACTAGTGCAAACTGGAATGCATCATACAATGCATTAACTTCTACTAGTGCTAATTGGAATTCTTCATACAATGCATTAACTTCTACTAGTGCTAATTGGAATTCTTCATACAATGCATTGACATCTACTAGTGCTAATTGGAATTCATCTTATAATAGTTTAACTTCTACTAGTGGTAATTGGGACTCTTCATATTCCTCATTAACTTCTACTAGTGCTAATTGGAATTTAGCTTATAATAGTTTAATTTCTACTAGCGCAAACTGGGATTCTTCATATAATGCATTAACTTCTACTAGTGGTAATTGGAATTCTGCATATTCCTCATTAACTTCTACTAGTGGTAATTGGAATTCATCTTATAATGCATTAACTTCTACTAGTGCAAATTGGAATAGTGTTTATAATACTGTAAATTCTACTTCTGGAGACTTTTTGTCTGGAAATTCAACATTAAATTTTGTGGCTAGTACGGGAACATTTAATACACATGTTTCTACTAATCACATTCATATAGTAAAATCTCTATATGTTCCAGTATCATCAGTAACACTAACTGGTGATATAACTTTAGCAGAAAATACACCTACATATTTGTTTATAGATCCTAATGGAACAGCAAGAAATGTAGAATTACCTGCTGTAAATAGTTCTCATACAGGATTAACATTTATTATAAAAAATACAGAAACAAATAATCATAAAATAGATATACATTATAATGGAGGATTGGGTGTTACTCCTGTTGTACAAATATTAAATGGAAATTATAAACAAGTAATAGCAAATGGCGGAACAAATACTTGGCTTGTATTATAAATTATGTTTATAAAAAATGGATCATTTATAAAATTAAATCACATAATTTCTTATGTGCCTCCAATTATTACACAACAACCTGTAGGTGAAGTTTTAAGTTTGGGAGATAATTATAGATTCTATATTAAATTAGAAGGAAGTAACCCTTTATTATACCAATGGTATAGGAATAATTTTCCTTTGTCAGGACAAACAACAAGTTCACTTTTTATAAATAATTTTAGTTTATCGGATGTTGGAGATTATTATTGTAAAGCTGGTAATAAAAGATATTTAATTAATAGTGATATAGTAAGCTTAAGGCAAGCTGATATTCCATATATACTTAATTTTAATTCATCGTTTAATCCAAATGGAGAAATATATATTTCAACTTTTGCTGGTTCTGCATCTCAAAAAGGTATAGTAGATGGAATTGGTTTAAATGCAAGATTTAATTCATTAAAATATATAACAATAGATTCTAATGATAATTTATATGTTACTGATACTTTTACTGTTCGTAAAATAACACCAGCAGGTTATGTTTCTACTATAGCTGGTTCTGGGCAAGGTCATGTGGATGCATTGAGTACTAATGCTAGATTTTCAGTTCCTATGGGAATAGTATCGGATTCTAATGATAATTTATTTATTGCAGATAAATATTCAATTCGCAAAATTTCAACAGATGGATATGTATCTACATTTGCGGGGTCTTCTGCTATTGAAGGACAAGTGGATGGTTTAAGTTCTGATGCAAGATTTGGAGCAAGTTTAAATAAAATTTTACGCGGGATAACAATAGATTCATTTGATAATTTATATGTTATAGATGAAGGAGGAGTGTCAATACGTAAAATAACATCAAATGGTTTGGTATCAACTTTAGCAGGAAGTAGTAATACATTGAACGGATATGTTGATGGTTTGAGTTCTAATGCTAGATTTTCTGGATCACCTCAAGGAGGATTAGTATCTGATACATTTAATAATTTATTTTTAGCGGACGCTTTAAATTATACAGTTCGTAAAATAACATCTGGAGGAGAAGTTACAACCTTTGCGGGATTAGGAACACAAAAGGGTGATGTTGATGAAACAGGTTCTAATGCTAGATTTGATAATTTATACGGAATAGCAAAAGATTCTTTAAATAATTTATATGTTTCAGAAAATTCATTACATAAAATTCGTAAAATTACACCTGATGGAACAGTAACATCTATTGCAGGTAAAACTTCTGAACCGGGTTCAGACGATGGTGTAGGTCCAAATTCTACATTTCGTAATCCTAGAGGATTAGTAGTAGATTCTTCTAATAATTTATATATTTGTGATTCATCTAATTATACTATTAGAAAAGGTGTATTAGATGAAAGTGTAACCTTAACAATAAATGTTTCTGGAACACCTCCCTTTAATTATCAATGGTATAAAAATAATACGACTATTACAGGATCTACTAGTTCTCTTATTATACCTAGTAAAATACAAAATAGTGGTGATTATTTTGTGGTTATTTCTAATATTGTAGGTTCTGTAACTAGTAATGTAATAACAATTTAGAAAGTACCACCATCCACAAGATCTTTTCCTGTTCTGATAAATCTTTCTTGTTCTATTTGGTCTTCTAATTCTTTTATTTTCTCATCAGTTATAGATTTAATTAATTCTTCTTGATCAACAACATCTAAAATATGTGTTGCTCTAGCAGGTACAACTTCTTCGGTGGATTGTAAATTATAAGTTCCATAAACAGAAGTATTATTAAATGTCATATCAATAATATAATGACTACTTCTTTCATCTGCAGATTCTCCATAAGAATAATCAGTAGAAGAAATTTCACCAGATATAGTGCTAACTAATTTACCATAGAAAGAATCGTCATTTGATTGTACATTAAGAGATTCTTGTGGTAAACCGGGTTCCCAACTATATTCAAGACGTTTAGCCTTTATCTGCCAACCATAATGTCCTCCAAGAATATTCATATTATCCCCAATATCTTGATCTCTTCTTTGAGTTATTTGAAAGAAATTACCACTTCTTCCATTTTTACGATCTTGACCATATTCAACCATTTTAAATACATCTCCTGATTTAGGTTCAATATCTTGATTTAACCTAGTATAAACATCATCATTAGACATTGCACTAACAAATGTATAATATGACATATAACCAGTAATATCATCATCCGCATTAAATCCAAATTTACTTAATGATAAATTAGATTCATTTAAATTAATTATCATTTTAACAATTTTTGGACCATAAAAAACACTAGTTGGTTGCTCTCCATATAAAACATCAGCAGAAGTTAACACCATCGAATTAACCCAATATTCAATTTTTTGACCCATTGAATTAACCATTTCATCAGCAATATTAGAAAATACTTTTATGTCAGGTTGTAAACGATTTTTATCGTACAACTCATAACATAAACTTCCATTATTTGCTCCTGAATAATAACATTCTTGCATAAAATTATATACGGTTAATTACAAATCCCGTTTCTGTTTTTTGTATTGTAAATGGTCTCTTACCTAATCTAGTAGGAACATTTAATTTGTTTCTATTTAAATTATAATCTTGAATATATTTTTCTGCTTTTGCATTTGGTATAATACCAACTTCTTGTGTTTTATTTTGGTCGTGATTGTGATCACCTACTTTTTTATTATTAGCAACAAGATTAGTACCGGTATTATAAACTGTACCATCTTTCCTTGTTCTAGGTTGACCCATTCTATTCGTTATAGAATGTATTTCTAATAAATAAAACTCCTTAAAGGATATCATACTATTATTTAATAAAAAAAGAGGAACTCCGAAGAGTTCCTCTTAAATTTTTTATATGTTAATTATTTTTAGCGGTGAAAAGCAGATGCACCACTACCAGATGGCTTTAGATTAGAAGCCACTTGATTACTCTTACCATCATTATACTTTGTACTCATAGTCATGTACTTCTCTGTTCCTTGTGTTTGAGAAGTTTTTTCTGCTTTACCAGCTCCAGAAACCTTAGTCGCAAGAGCACCTGCTACTTTATTATCTTTCTTTTGAAGAGATTCTCCCCTATTTGGGAATGATTCATATCCTGCTTGTGGTGATTCTTTTAATGCACCTTCATCTTCCTTTTCTCCTTCTTCTTCGGCAGCTTCATCACCTTCTTCACCTTCTTCAGAAGCTTCATCTCCATAAGATTCTTCTCCTTCATCACCCTCTCCACCATCTCCCTCCATTTCTTCATCAGCTTTTACATCACCACCAAGTACAGAAGCTAGTAAATCATGTAGCTTTTGTGCAGTTTCACGATCCATACTAATGGTAACATCTTCAGAACCTACTTCATCTCCTCCCATTCCACCTTCACCAGCACCAGCACCTTCATCAGCACCAATACCTAGCATTTCTGCATCATCTTTCATTACGTCTTCGAATAGTTTTTCAAATAGAGATTTATTGCTCATATTCGTATTTATACCAAATAATGATTTTTTTTTAAACTTTTTTAAATTTTTTTTATTTTTTTTTACTAAGTACTTTCATGCCCAGAAAAACAAAGAAACAAATCTACATGAATAATCCTGCATTGCCAACTGCAGAAGCTCAATTTGAATGGACTCCTGAAATGGTGTCAGA